GATACGCGGCAACTTCTAAAATCTTGTACACAGGATCAGACTCTACCAGTGCGGTAAATGTCGTATCACGCGCCTGTAAATCTGCCAGCATCTCAGCAAAAATAGTTTCATAATCCAAAGCCTCAATAATGACGGGAACAGGGACTTTTGATAAATCAATCGCACTGAACTGGCTCATATCACCACCCCGTCTATCTGTACGGTCTTGCCGTCGGGTAAATATACGGCAGTCAGGGTTAGATTAGCCGTGCCACTATCAGTAATACTGGCAATCTCTATTCTTTTCAGTTTCAAGCGTGGCTCCCATTTATCCAAGGCTTCGGCAATAGCGGCATACAAAAACAATACGGTGTCACTGTTCAACGGCGCATCAATCAGCTCGAACAACTTAGAGCCATATTGCCGTCGCATTACCCGTGTACCGCGCGGTGTGGTCAAAATATCTATAATGGACTGTCTAAGATGGTCAATCCCTGCCAATGGCTTGCCTGTGCTTTTATTGGTGCCGTTCATGATTTAACCTGCACTAACATTGGCTGAACCTGTCGCAGGGTGTCCGCAGTTGGCTTGATCTCCTGCCCGACATACCGCAATCCCATTAAAAAATACCGTACTGCTTGCTTGAGCCATGATAGGCGCGGCGTGCAAGGCGACACCGTGCGGCGTAATAGCATCATTCAATACCGCCGCCGTTTGTCCATTGACATAAACCGTCAGGTTTCCTGTCCCTACTAATGAACCGCCTGCACTGTCCGTGTGATTGCGTACTATGCCAGTCATCAGTTTAAATTAATCTGTTGAGCCATTACCGTCACCGTACCGCCTGCGCTAATAGTTAAATTGCCTGATATATGGATATTCAGATTGCCGCCTGCGCGGTCGTATTCAAAGAAGTCACCATTGCCATAATCCATACGGTGAATATCGGGATTATTCGCATTAGGAGGGGCGGAGTTCTGATAAATAGCCATCAACACTACACCTTGGTTTAATTCGCCTGAAGGACTCAGAATCATCACCTGCTCGCCCACTTCGGGTGCGTGCCAGCTGACATTACCGCCTGCACGCTGAGTCAGCCAAGGTAGCCATGCTGTTACCAAGTCACCTACACGCACTTTCACTTTAGCATTCAGATAATCCGCTTCTTCAATCGCGCCCAATCTAATCAGATTGCTGGAGCGACGGTCTAATTCTGTGGTTTTAAAGTCATTCATGAGCTTAACTCACCATTGATATAAAGCTGTGACGGCAATACGCCATTTTCCAGCCACATATCAGTGCCCAGTCGTATCTTCTGTTTAAAACTGATTGCCCACATTGCAATGCCGTGTTTATCCACATCGCCCGAATACAGGTTTTGCGAGTTAATATCAGCTGGCGCGCCAATCTTTGTCTTTGCAAATCCCCACTTATTCAAATTAATCAGCATCAACAATGCCTGAGTTAAATTAACCACCGATACCACACGCGGTAGGCTCACCTTATCCGACGTGACCACATAAACAGCAATAGATAACTCTATATCATGCTCACCTGTACCGGGGGTCTCTAGTGAGGGTGTAGCCAGTAAAGAAACAAAAACGGCTGGCGTTTGCGTAGCCACTCGTTTTAATTCCGCTAAATCAAAGCGTCCGCCATGAACTTCACAGCGTCTCAGCTCAGGTAATGCTGTATGAATAGCCGTTTTAATGGCGTTTAACAGGGTCATAATGCTCATATATTCATGTCCGCCCAATCATCTAAAATTCGTAATAACGCAGTCTCGTTACTGCTTGATACACCCAAAAACGGACGGGCTTTAATGTTTCTGCTGTCATCGCCCATTTGATGTGTAGCGGCATAAATCAATGATGATCCAACTACGCCCTCATTCCCTGATACCTGATATTGAATATCATCAACCAGATTACCTTCACCCATTAATAACGACTGCCCAGAGTGTCGCTTTGCGGCATACTTCGGCGACCATGCAGCCCACGCTACGCCTTCAGGTGAAGTTTTCTCGGTGCTGATACGGCGTTTGGTCTGACTGGCTATCTCAGCTGCAATCCCCTCTAACAATCCACCCAGCGGCAAATGTTGAATACGCCGTAAGCGTGTTTGTAAACGTTGCAGTGAGGCGTTATCAACATGAATATCAATGGCGACAGGCATTAGCGACTCACATGATGTTTTTGATGGTACGCATAGCCATGTTCAAGCAAGTACATAAGAAACATTGCCATACCGATAAGCACTAACAGTGCGATAACTAACAGAATCAATGCCGCTCTTAATCCGATAGCCATCACATCAACCCCTTAAAACTGCCCCGACTGGAAACACGACCGCCACCGACTACTCTGGCTTTACCCGTCGCGCCTAACTCCTGCACTTTTCCGCTCATGATCTGCGCGGCTTTCGGGCATAACATTCCCAGTCTCTTCAAGGCGTTCTTGTAGCGTTCGTCTTTTTCATCAGTGGCTTTTTGGAGATTAAAGCCCAGACGATACACAGCAATATCAACGCAAATTGCCGTCAGCTGGGTAAACTTACCCGCTAACGGCGTTGCAATCGGTAAGTCATAACAATGCGCCAACCAACCGTCAATCTCCACACTGGCATCATTCAACGCCCGATCAACAGGGACAGCATCATAAGCACCATCATTGTTAAAATCAGCGGCAATAATCAGCTCATCCAGCGTATAGCGGTCGATAATGTCCTGCGCAGTGGCGTACATCAGTCAAAATCCACAATCAGATAATCTTCTGCCTGCCACGCCGCCAATTGCTCAGGCGTGTATTCAGTCAAGCGACGGGCGGTGCGCCCGAAGCGTTGCCCCGCACGACAAAAGCGGATTGCACCGGTAGTGCGCACCGTAATCGGCTCTAGCGTTACAGGTTCTTCGGTTTGTTCAGTTTTCTTTTCAGCCATGACTAACCTCTTTTGTAGGTTGGGTTAGCGGCTTTATCGCGTAACCCAACATTTAACAATAATGTGATTTTAGAATCTGCTCGCCTCATCAATAAGGCGAGCAAACAATTAACCCGTACCCGTAGACCCCCAAATCATCTGCCAGAAGCCATAACCGCCTGCTGCCCGTGCTTCTGCACCGAATTTGTACATCTTGCGACTAAACACGTCATCAGAGTTCAAATCAGTTTGGCTGACAAACATAGGAGCTTTGCGCTCTTGATAGATAAACGGCTTAACGGCTTTGGACGTGTCCAGCAAAAACCACGCGGTATCAGACGTTAAGTAATCATTCACAATCACTTTAGCCGTGCCTTTGTAGGGATTCGGCTTGCCATCTTCTAAACGATCAGTCGTCATCAACGCATTGGCAGTGTCTTCCAGAGCAGGCGGCACCATGAGCACGGTCGATTTAATACCCAGTGGTCTACCGTCTTCATCCTTGAATTTGCGCATTGCTGTTCGTGCCGTACCATAACTTGCTTGCGCCAAGGCTAAGGTCGCAATCGACAACACCGCCACACCTTTGTTAGAAACCAGACTGTCACCGACGGGATGGTCGGTATCACACATAAACTGACCATCAAAGCATTTCAAGGTGAACACGCCATTTGACAGTTCGCCGACGATCTCATCAGGCAATAGTTTTGCCGAATCCGCCGCGCCATCAACTTGAATCTTGTAAATGCCAAGCTGGTCGTCTTCAATGTCGTTTCTATCGACTTCAATCGTGACTTCCCAGTCATCATTTTTAATGACGTAGTTATCGCCTTCTAGCGACTTGATGTTTTTACTGCCAACCCACCGACGCATACGCGGGAAGTTTTTCAGCCATTTATAATCATTGTGACTTCCAGTGGAGGGAACGCGCATGGCGATTTCCGTCCACATTAACGTCGATACTGCCGTCAACGCCTTGTTAAAGGTGGTTTTTAAATTAACGAACAAGCCGTCAAGTGCTGCTTTATTTACAATCATTTGTTACTCCAGATTAAAAGGAACTACTCGACCCAAACGCCGTCAGCATCCAAGCCAACCACAATACCCGCTGCTGAGCGAGTCCCTGTACCGTCAGATAAGGCAACTGTTTCATCATCAACGATGTAACAGACCTTGCCCAGTCTGGCTTGTGTCACGGCATTGGCGGCTGAATTTTTCCATTTGAATGCCGCTT